GTGGCCGATGAACCCGACGTCCCTCCCGAGCCTGTCCTCGATCCGCTCGGCATCGAGGTCGGCAGCTTCGCGCACGATCCGCTGGGCTTCGTGCTGTTCGCCTTCCCGTGGGGCGAGGCGGGGACGCCGCTGGAGCGAGAGCAGGGGCCCGAGGCATGGCAGCGTGAGGTGCTGGCGGAGATCGGCCGTTCGCTGGCCAGCGTCTCCGACGCGATCCGCATCGCCGTCGCCTCGGGCCATGGTGTCGGCAAATCGGCGCTGGTCGCCTGGATCATCGTCTGGGCGCTCGCCACCTTCCGCGACACGCGCGGCATCGTGACGGCCAATACCGCCACGCAGCTCAAGACCAAGACCTGGCCCGAGCTCGTCAAATGGCTCCGGCTCGCCGCCTGCGCCGACTGGTTCGAGGTTGCGGCCACCGCGATCCACAGCGTCGATCCCGCGCACGAGCGGACCTGGCGCATCGACGCGGTGCCGTGGAGCCTGCGCACCACCGAGGCCTTCGCCGGCCTGCACAACCAGGGCCGCCGCCTGTTCGTCGCCTTCGACGAGGCCTCGGCCATTCCCGATCCGGTGTGGGAGACGATCGAGGGCGCGCTGACCGACCGCGACACCGAGCTCCTGTGGCTGGCCACCGGCAACCCGACGCGCAACACCGGCCGCTTCCGCGAATGCTTCGGCCGCTTCCGCCACCGCTGGCACCGCCACCAGGTCGACGGCCGCAAGGTTTCCCTCACCGACAAGGACGAGATCGCGCGCTGGGCCACCGACTATGGCGACGACAGCGACTTCTTCCGCGTCCGCGTGAAGGGCGAGTTTCCAAGAGGGGGCGCGATGCAGTTCATCGACAGCGAGACGGTGGAGGAGGCCTCGCGCCGCCCCGCCGAGAGCCATCTGCGCCAGCCGCTGATCATGGGTGTCGACTGCGCGCGCGGCGGCGACGACCAGAGCGCCATCTGGTTCCGCCGCGGGCGCGACGCGCGCACGGTGCCGGCGATCAAGCTGCGGGTCGGCGATCTCATGGTCCTGTCGGGCAAGGTCGCGGAGCAGGCGATGCAGCATCGCGCGGCGGCGGTGTTCATCGACGAGGGTGGCATCGGCGCTGGCGTCGTCGATCGCGTGCGCCAGATGCTGCCGGGCCATCTCGTCGTCGGCGTCAACTTCGGCGGCCGCGCCGACCGCTACACGCTGGGCGACGGCATGCCGCTCACCGCCAACAAGGCCGCCGAGATGTGGGCCTCGATGCGCGCCTGGCTCCGGACCGGCGCCATTCCCGACGATCCCGAGCTGAAGGCCGAGCTGACGGGCCGCGAGTACGGCTTCGACCTGCACAACGCCATCCGGCTCGAGAAGAAGGAGGACATGAAGAAGCGCGGCCTGGCCTCGCCCGACAATGCCGACGGGCTGTGCCTCACCTTCGCCTATCCAGTGGCCGACCTTCCCGACGACATGCGCTTCGACGGTCGCGGCGAGGGGGAGGGTGGAAGCGTCGCCGCCAACACCATCCAGTCCGACTACGACCCGCACGGGGATCTGTAGAGCGGCCGGTCAGGCTGGACTCACAGCGACTGCAATGCCAAGGTCGGACCAACCGTCCCCAGAGGCGGCAGGGAGGCATCCTGGGCGACCGTTTCGACCGGCCGACCCGATGTCTGGAGGCCCGCCGTTCTCATCATCCCCGATCGAACGGCGGGCCTTTTCAGTGTCTGGCGGCAGATGGGTTGTGAACTTCGATAGATCACAGAACCCAACGCGCGGCATGAACCACCTACCTAGGCATAGACGCTGCAATCAATAGTTGCGTCTGCAACTTCTGTTTAACTATATAGAGTAAGAGACTGTCACCATCTTCTGATCGCGGTGGAGCGGTGGACGTAAGTCGCTGCCTTGGCCCAATACGACTTCGGGGTGTTGCTTTATGCGACTCTTACCGCATGTCGCTCTCATGTATGTTTAAGGAATGAGAGGAGTGGCCATGTTTGGTCGAGCACAGAATTGGTTTTCTCACGCCAGAACTCTTTTGGGCATAGCTGAGCGTTCTGTTCCACCGTGGTTGCGATATGGCGGCTTTGTTTGTCTTGGATCTGCCATGACGGTTGTATTTGGCTGGGTTGATGTCCAAGGAGATGGCCTCCGAATCTACCTAGCACTTGTTGGCGTGGCATTAGCGAGTGCGGCTGCCTTTGTAAGTGCAAAAACTATTAACGAAGTGGCCGATCGCAGAGCTACTCGCCGCAGCGCGAACGCCGCAATATTTCGGATAGAGTTCCTAATAGCTGAACTTAATCGTTTTCCACTGAAATTTAACAATGAGACGCAGAGAGGCGTGGACGGAATGCCCGACGCTGCACAAGCAGAACGGCTAGAGGTGTTTCTGGGGCGCATCGCAACAGCGGCTAATTCCGAGCCCGACTTTGATACGCTAATTGATTCACCAGCCGATCGCCAAGTTGCTCATGACGTTGTTAGTTGGTTTAAATATTACGTCTTCCATACCTCATTCCCAACTGAAGACGGTTCGCCGAGACGACTTCTTGCAATGGCGCGATTCATGAGCTCTTGGCGGATCGGCGTGATGGAATCGGCGGTAGAAGACCTTGAAGAAGCTGCTGCTCATTTTCTCAAGAAGATTGAAGGCTTCTGATCGGACGGCTCTCTCATAGTTGCCACTGACATATTGAGAGAGTGGATTTTCCCTGCCTAAGGAAAGTCGCCTCAAATGCCCCGATGGTCACTTTTTCCCGCTTGCATCTTCAAAGTCCGCTTCATCAGTAACTCAGGGGCTCGCTTCTCACAGGAGAAACGCCCTTGGGAATTTTTGGAGGCGGTCAGGCCGCTTATCCTCCGATCTCGCCGCCGGCTTTGCCGCCGGCACCGCCGCCCGTCCCCTCGATGGCCGATCCGTCGGTGCGCGAGGCGCGGGAGGCGCAGAAGAAGCGCGCCGCGGCCATGGCGGGCTATGCCTCGACCATCGCCACCGGCGGGCTGGGGGTCGCCGGTAACGCCTCGACCACCGCGTCGGGCGGGGCGGGTGTCGGTGGCGCCGGCCCGGCCGGCGGCAAGACCCTGTTGGGGGGCTGAGCGATGGCGCACGATTCCGCGCTTCGCCGCCACATCGACGCCCGCCTCGCGGTCCTGAAGCGCCAGCGCCAGTCCTGGGAGCCGGGCTGGCGCGACCTCTCGCGCTTCATCAATTCGCGGCGCGGCCAGTTCTTCACCTCGCCCAACCAGGGCGGTCGCGGCGCGCAGGCCAACGGCGCGATCCTCGACCCCACGGCGCTGTTCGCGCTGCGCACGCTGGTGGCGGGCCTGATGTCGGGCGTCACCTCACCGGCGCGGCCCTGGTTCCGGCTCTCCATTCCCGATCGCCGCGTGGCCTCGCTGGCGCCGGTGAAGATCTGGCTCGACGAGTGCGCCGAGCGCATGCGCATGGTGTTCAACGCCGGCAACCTCTATTCGGCGCTGCCGCTGATCTACGAGGAACTGGGCCAGTTCGGGACCGGCTGCGCGATCGTCGAGTTCGACCGCGAGGACGTGATCCGCCTCTACACGCTGTCGACCGGCGAATACTGGCTGGGCCTCGACTGGCGCGGCCGGGTCGACACGCTGGCGCGGCGCTTCATGTATTCGTACCGCCAGATCGAGGAGCGCTGGCCCGACCACGGCATCGCCGAGATCGCCGACAAGGCGCGCGGCGACGAGGCCGATAGCGAGATCGCGATCCTGCACCTGATCGAGCCCAACACCGGCTTCGAGAAGGGCCGGCTCGACTGGGGCGGCAAGAAGTTCCGCTCGGTCTACTGGCGCGAGGGCGCCGGGCAGTCGGGGGGCCGGGCCGACGGCGAGTTCATCCATCGCGGCGGCTATTCGGAGTTCCCGGCGCTGACGCCGCGCTGGGCGCCGGTGGGCAACGACGCCTACTCGAAGGGGCCAGGCCACGACGCGCTGCCAGACGTGAAGTCGCTGCAGATCCTGAAGAAGCGCGAGCACAACGCGGTCGACAAGCATGTGAACCCGCCGATGGGCGCGCACATCAGCCTGCGCGGCTCGGCCTCGTCGGTGCTGCCCGGCGCCATCAACTACTTCACCACGCAGGAGAGGGGAGCGGGGATGTGGCCGCTCTACCAGACCGCCCCCGGCGCCATCGCCGAGGTCGAGCGTCTCGTCACGCGCACCCAGGCCGTCATCAAGTCGGCCTTCTTCGCGGACCTCTTCCTGATGTTCGACCAGATGGACGGCGTGCAGCCGCGCAACCAGCTCGAGATCAGCACGCGCCGCGAGGAGAAGATGCAGATGTTGGGTCCCGTGCTGGAGAACCTGCACGACGACCTGCTGCAGCCGCTGGTCCAGCGCACCTTCACCATCATGGGCGAGCACGGGCTGTTCAGCGAGCCGCCGCGCGAATTGCACGGCTATCCGCTCGACGTCGAGCTGATCTCGATCCTGGCGCAGGCGCAGAAGGCGGCCGATCTCGGCTCGGTCGAGCGGCTGTGGGCTTTCGCCGGCAACATCGCGGCGGCGCGGCCCGAGGTGCTCGACAAGCTGAACGCCGACGAGAGCATCGACGTCTATGCCGACAAGCTCGGCGCCCCGGCCGCCATCACCGTGGCCGACGAAGTGGTGGCGCAGCTGCGCGCGGCGAGGGCGCAGCAGGCGCAGGCCGCGCAGGCAATGCAGGCTGCCTCCGCCATCACCCAGGGCGCCAAGACCCTGAGCGAGACCGAGGTCGGCGGCGGCCGCAACGCCCTCCAGTCCATCCTGGGAGTTTGAGCCATGCACGATCCCAACGACGCAAGGCAGGTCCGCCAAGCCGAGCAGTTCGAGAAGCTCGAACGGCAGCGTGTCGCCGACGACCTGGGTGAGGTGATGGGCAGCGAGCCGGGTCGCCGCTTTGTGAACGGCCTGCTGGGCCTCTGCGACATCCGCAGCGATGGCTACGTGCCGGGCGGCCCCGACGCGCAGCGCCACCAGGACTACATGGCCGGCCGCCGCAGCATCGGCATCGAGCTGCTGAGCGAACTCGAACGCTACGCGCCGCACCTGACCGAGCTGATGACCGAGGAGGCCCGCCTGATGCAGGCCGAGGCCGAACTCGCCGACCTGATCGCAGAGGAGCAGAACGATGGCTGACACGATCTACACGATCACACCGGCACCCGAAGCCGATACCGCTCCGGAAACGGCAGCGGTCCGCGAGGGCGAGCTCCAGCCGGCGCCGGCGAGCGCAGAGCCTGGCACCGAAGCAACGGCGACTGCCCCGGCTGACTATTCCGGTCTCGCGCTGCCCGACGGCTACCGTGCCGACGATCCGGTGTTCGGCGAAGCGATCAAGCTGTTCGAGGGCGAGAAGATCGCGCCGGAGACGGCGCAGCGGCTGATCGATTTCACCATCGAGCGCGACAAGGAGATCGCGCGCGCGGTCAACGACCACTCGGCCGCTTCGTGGACGAAGCAGACGGGCGAATGGCGTGCGACCGCCGAGAAGGAGTTCTCGCCCGAGGCACTGGGCAATGCCCGCATTGCGCTCGCCCGGGTGTTCGACCGGCAGACCATCGCCTATCTCGAAAGCCTGGGCTTCACCAACCATCCCGGCCTGATCCGCGGGATGGTGAAGGTGGCCAACGCCATCAAGGACGACTCGTTCGTGGGCGGCAATGCCGGCCGCGGCAGCGGCGCGATGGACCCGAAGTCCCTCTATCCCAACTCCCAGCACAACTAGGAAGCAATCTTCATGGCAACGCTTTCCGTGACCAATCCGACCCTGGCCGACTGGTCCAAGGTCCTCGATCCGAACGGCAGCATCGCGCAGGTGATCGGGCTGCTGTCGCAGATGAACGAGATCACCGACGACATGGTGTGGAACGAGGGCAACCTGCCCACCGGCCATCGCACCAGCGTCCAGACCTCGCTGCCGACCGGCACCTGGCGCCGGTTCAACGAGGGCATCGTGCCGACCAAGAGCACGAGCACGCAGATCACCGATTCGTGCGGCATGCTCGAGACCTATTCGGAGATCGACAAGGCGCTGGCCGACCTCAACGGCAACACCGCCGCCTATCGCCTGTCCGAGGATCGCGCTTTCCTCGAAGGGCTGACGCAGCAGCTCGCCGGCGTGCTGTTCTACGGCAACACCGCGACCAATCCCGAGCGCTTCATGGGATTCTCGCCGCGCTACAACACGACTTCGACCTCGACGTCGCAGACCGCCAACAACTTCATCTCCGGCGGCGGCGCGGGCTCGGACAACACGTCGATCTGGCTGGTCGGCTGGGGCGACCTCACCGTGCACGGCATCTTCCCCAAGGGCAGCAAGGCCGGCCTGTCGATGAAGGACCTGGGCGAGCAGACGCTGCTCGATGCCGCGGGCAACCGCTACCAGGGCTATCGCACGCACTACAAGTGGGACGCGGGCCTCACGGTGCGCGATTGGCGCTACGTCGTGCGCATCGGGAACATCGACGTGTCGGACCTCGCTGGCGCGACGCCGGCCGACCTCGTCAAGCTGATGATGCGGGCGATGAACAAGATCCCGAACATAAAGATGTGCAAGCCCGCTTGGTACATGAACCGTACCGTCAAGCAGTGGCTCGACATCCAGCGCAACCTCGGCGCCGCCGTCTCGAGCACGACCAACAACACGAACATCCGCCGCACGCTCGACGAGAGCGACGGCCGCATCTTCGACAGCTTCGGCGGCATCCCGATCCGCAAGTGCGACCAGATCACGCTGGCCGAAGCGACCGTGTCGTAGGCGGTCCAGTCGCAAGCGGTATCCCAGGAAAGGAACCCTCATCCATGATGTACGACAAGCTCAATACGTTCGGCACCGACCAGGCGGTCACCACGACCGCCGCGTCGACCGACATCATCGACTTCGGCGCCGTGCGCGACGTCGGCAACGGCGAGCCGCTGGAATTGGTGATCCTCTGCACGGAGACCGTCACCGCCTCGGGCGCTGCGACCGTCACCTTCACGCTGGAGACCGACGACAATGCCGGTTTCTCCTCGACCCTGGTGCTCGCGAGTTCGGGCGCCATCGGCAAGGCCGCGCTGACCGCCGGCGCCGAGGTGCTGCGCGTGAAGGTGCCGCTCGATGCCGAGCGCTATCTGCGCACCAACTACACGGTGGCCACCGGCCCGCTGACGGCCGGCAAGTTCACCGCGTTCCTCGCCCACGACCGTCAGGCCAGCAGGGCCTACGCGTCCGGCTTCACTGTGAGCTGAGCGGAGGCATCGACATGGCCCAGAAGAACGACAAGAGCGACAAGTCCACGGAGTACGTCGTCGTCGACAATCCCTTCTACGACGGCGTGCAGCTCCATCCGATCGGCGCGCGAATCCTGTGGTCCGGCCCGCCGGGCCTCTCCCTGGTCCCGGTCGGCGCGCCGCGCCGCCGCAGCGGTGCCGAGGCGCCGATCTTCGGCGATCCGCTGGCCGGCCGTGGCGACGGCACGCCCGTCAAGGCCGCCCGTCCGGGCGATCAGGTCGTCCTCGTTCAGTGAAGAAGCAGGGGCCGGTCGAGGAGGCCGGCCCCACCTCTCCGCAGGAGAAGCATATGGCTCAAGACATCGCCTACCAGTCGTCGACCGGCCGCGGCAACGTGCCGGTCTCCGAGGCGCGGCCGCTGCCGGTCGTGCTCACCGGCCTCACGGGGACGGCATTGACGCGATCGACCGTGACCATGACGGGCGTCTCGGCGCCGCTGGTCGCCGCCGACGCCGCGCGCCGCATCGTCATCGTCTGCAGTGCGAGGGGCAATGGCGACGCCGCCTTCGATCCCACGGGCGGTACCTGCGCGCTCGACGCCGGCATTCCCCTGTCTGGCGGCGACACGGTGCAGATCACGGGCAAGGAGGCGCAGAGCGCCATGACGCAGTTCGGCACGAACGGCCAGACGCTCACCGTCTTCGTGGGGTCCTGACGATGCCGGTCGCATTCCTCAACCGCGTGCGCGGAGGCGCCTCGCGCGCCTTCGATGCCGACGTGCTGGCCTGGGAGGCGGCGGTGATCGCCGCAGGCGGCTCGGTGTCGCTCGCACGCCGTGTCGTGGTCGATCAGTTCGTGTTCAGCGAGAAGGCCTCGGGCGCCTGGATGCTGACCGACGATTACTGGGCGCTGTGGGCGGAGAATGCCCCACAGGCGCTGGTATCGCTGAAGCAGAAGCGCACGGCCACGCCGGTGAACACGCCGGCATTCACGGCCGACCGGCACTATACGTTCGACGGCGCCACGAGCTACCTCAACACCGGCTTCATTCCCGGTTCGCACGGGATCAACTACACCGGGACGAGCCAGCGGATCGCCGCCTACGAACGAACCAACCTCAGTGCATCGGGTGCTGTGGCAGGAACGCGGATCGGCACCAGCAGCAGTATTTCGATCATCCCGCGCAATGGCACCGCATTCTCCGGATCCACGAACAATAGTGCCGGCAGCGTGAGCTTCACGCTTTCCGTCGTCGACAGCCGCGGCCTCAAGGCGCTCAGCCGCGCTGGCGGTGGAACGACGGCGCTCGGCTACGATCGCGGTGTGCGGCTTACCGACGCCACCGGGCTCACCGTCGGTTCGTCGGCGCCGGCAGTGGCGCTTTCGATCGGCTGCATCAACAGCAACGGCACGCCGATTTCGCTTCGGGCCGCATCGGTCGGGTTCGTGGCGATCGGCGGCCCGCTCTCCGATGCCCAGGAACTGGCCCAGTACAGCGCCGTGCAGGCGTGGGCGACCTCCGTCGGAGCCAACGTATGAGCCTGTTCATCATCCTGACGGCTGCGCAGGCCGATGCGGTGCGCGGGTCCACGATGCCTCCGGCCGCGCTCGATCCGATCGAGCGCCGCGACGGCGTATTCATCCTGGGCCTCACCGTCCTCTCCGATCCGGCGCACGCGATGCACCACCCACTGTTGTCGGGCCTTCCGCGGCTGGACAGCGCCGATCCCGCGTTTCCGCCGGAGATCGAGGCATGAGCATGGAGCGGGACCACATCATCCTCCCGCGCGAGGCGCTCGACGCCATGCTCGAGGATGCCGCGGAGCGCGGGGCGCGCAAGGCACTGACCGGCATCGGGCTCGGCGACGAGAAGGCACCGGAGCACATCCGTGGCCTGCGCGACCTGTTCAACATGTACCGCACCGTCCGCGACGGCGCGCTGAAGCAGATCGGCCAGGGGCTCGCGCTCGTGCTGATCGGTGCGCTGGTCTTCTTCGCGTCGACCAAACTCCCCAACAAGTAGGTGAAGCATGAGCCATGCGGCCAATTCCCTGCTGGTCACGTCCGACGCGGGCCTCGCCCTGATCAAGGCGTTCGAGGGGCTGGAGACGGCGGCCTATCCCGATCCAGGCAACAGGATCACCGGCGAGCCCTGGACGATCGGCTACGGCCATACGCGCGGCGTGCGCCGCGGCGACACCTGCACCGAGGAGCAGGCCACGGCCTGGCTGCGCGAGGACCTGCATGCCGCCGAGGGCGCGGTGCGGCACCTGGTCGACGTGCCGTTGGCGCAGGGCCAGTTCGATGCGCTGGCGAGCTTCGTCTTCAACTGCGGGGCCACGGCCTTCGGCAACTCCACGCTGCTGCGGCTGCTCAATGCCGGCGACGTCGCGGCAGCGGCGGGGCAGTTCAAACGCTGGAATCGAGGGGGCGACGGCGTGCTGCCGGGCCTTGTCCGCCGTCGCGCCGCCGAACGCGACCTTTTCATCTCACAGGAGACTGGCTGATGCCTTTTCTGCCGATGCTGCTCGGCCTCGCGCCGACCGTCGCCTCGTGGATCCTGGGCGACAAGACCGGCGCCGCCGTGTCGAAGGTGACCGGCATCGCCCGCGACATCCTGGGCACCGACACGGCCGATGGAATCGAGCGCGCGATCGCCGCCGACCCCAATCTGGCGCTGCAGTTCCGCATGGCCGTGATCCAGGCCGAGGCTGATTCGCGCCGGCAGGAGTTCGATACGCTGCAGGCGCAACTCGCCGACGTCCAAAGCGCCCGCAACCAGACCGTCGAGCTGGCGAAAGCGGGCTCGGCCATCGCCTGGGGCGCGGTCGTGGTCAGCGTGCTGGTGACGGCTGCCTTCATGTCGGCGCTGTGGTTCATCGTGCGCCAGGAGATCCCGCTCGCCTCGCGCGAGATCGCCTACATCCTGCTGGGTACGCTCGGCGCCAAGTTCGGCGACATCGTCGCCTATTGGGTCGGCTCCAGCTCGGGTTCGGCGCAGAAGAGCGCGGCCCTCGAGAAGGCCGTGGCCGGGGGAGGGCGCTAGATGCCGGCCGACACCGACATCGCGAACATGGCGCTGAGCCGTCTCGGCACGCGCGCCACCATCGCCGATCTCTCCGAGAACAGCACCGAGGCCCGCCAGATCAAGCTCTGGTACGCCACCGTGCGCGACGACCTTCAGTCGCTGGTCGACTGGAACTTCAATCGCGTGAGCCAGGCGCTCGCCTCGTTGGGCACGCCGCCGGCACGCTGGGCGTCGAGCTACGCCTATCCGTCGGATTGCCTGAAGATGCGGCGGCTCGACTTCGGCACCGCGAGCTGGGTCGCTGGCGACCCGGCGAGCGACTTCGAGATCGCGTCGGACGGCAGCGGCACCTTCCTCTACTGCAACGAGGACAGGGTCTCGGCGGTCTACGCCCAGCGGGTGACCGATCCGGCCCGCTTCACGCCGGGCTTCGTCCTGGCCCTCGTCGATTGCCTCGCCGCGGCGGTGGCCCATGCCATCACCCAGAAGGCCGATCTCGCCGAGATGCTGCTCAGACGAGCACAGGAGCGCATCGAGCGCGCCCGCGCCGACAGTGCCAACGAAGGCATCGCGCAGGGTGATGCCGAGCGTTTGGCGCAGAGCCTGGTCGTCCGCGATTTCGACTGGATGGGAGACGGTACATGACGACTCCGACCATCCTGCCGAGCTTCGCCGCCGGGGAACTCTCCCCGGCGCTTCATGGCCGCGTCGATCTCGCGAAGTACCAGGTCGGGCTGGCGACGTGCCTGAACTGGTTCGTTCACCCCTTCGGCGGCGTCAGCACGCGCGCCGGCACGACGTTCGTCGGCGAGGTCTACCGCCACACCGGCCGCTCGCGGCTGGTCCCGTTCGCCTTCAACACGACGCAGACCTACGTGCTGGAGTTCGCCGACCAGAAGATGCGCGTCATCAAGGACGGCGGGTACGTGCTGGAATCGGCGCTCACGATCACCGGGATCACGCAAGCCAACCCGGGCGTGGTGAGCACCAGCGGCGCGCATGGCTTCTCCAACGGAGACATGGTCTGGCTGCAAGACATCTCCGGGATGCCGGAGTTGAACCGCCGCCGCTACACGATCAACGGCGTCACGGCCTCGACCTTCGAGCTGGACGTCAGCACCGTCGGGCTCGGCCCCTGGACCTCCGGCGGCACCGCGGCGCGGATCTACACGCTCGGCACGCCCTACCTGACGGCCGATCTCGCCCGCCTGAAGTACGTGCAGAGCGCCGATACGATGACGCTCACCCACCCGTCCTATGCGCCGCGCACCCTGACCCGAACCGGGCACACCTCGTGGACGCTGACGACGACGACCTTCGCGCCGACCCAGCAGCCGCCGACCGCCGTCGCGTCCGACAGCCCCGGCTCCTCGTACAGCTACGTCGTGACCGCGGTGAGCGAGGAGACCGGCGAGGAAAGCGTCGCCTCGTCCGTCGTCACCTCGGCCGACCAGACCTCGACCGTCTCGTGGACCGATGCCACCGGCGCCGGCTCCTACAACGTCTACAAGGCCAGGAACGGGGTGTACGGCTTCATCGGCCGCGCGCCGGACGGGTCGCCGGGCTTCACCGACACCTCGATCGAGCCCGACACGTCGGATGGCCCGCCGCAGGCCAAGAACCCGTTCGACGCTGCCGACAAGTATCCCGGCTGCTCGACCTATCATGAGGGCCGGCAGTGGTATGCCCGCACCAACACCAAGCCGCAGACGCTCTATTCGTCGGCGTCGGCCGCCTTCAACAACATGAACACCTCGACGCCGTCCAAGGACAGCGACGCCATCACCCGCACCATCGCCAGCCGCGAGGTCAACGAGATCCGGCACCTGCTGAGCCTCAACGTCCTGCTGGTCTGGACCTCGGGCGCGGTGTGGAAGGCATGGGCCGGCGCCCAGGCCGATGTGATGACGCCGGCCAATTGTGCCGTGAAACCGCAGAGCTACGAGGGCATCGCCGATATCCCGCCGATCGCCACGGAGAGCAGCGCGGTCTACGTCACGGCGTCGGGCAAGAAGGTCCGCGACGTCGCCTATGAGTTCGCGTCGGACAGCTTCCAGGGCCGCAACGTCTCGATCCTGGCCGGCCACTTGTTCGAGGGCAGGACCATCGAGGAATGGGCCTATGCCAAGGACCCCGACGGCATCATCTGGTGCGTGCGATCCGATGGCGTGCTGCTGGGCTTCACCTACCTGAAGGAGCACGACGTCTATGCCTGGCACCGGCATGTGACCGATGGCCTCGTCGAGAGCGTCGCCTGCGTGACCGAAGGCAGCGAGAGCGCCCTGTATCTTGCCGTGAAGCGGACCGTGAACGGTCAGACGGTGCGCTACGTCGAGCGCATGGCCTCGCGGTACTTCCCCGACGTCTATTCCTCCTGGTGCGTCGATTCCGGCACCGGCTACAACGGCTGGAACACCGACGCCACCCGCACCCTGACGCTGAGCGGGGCGGCCTGGAATGCCGGCGACACCGTCACCGTCACCGCCGACGGCCACCCGCCGTTCACCGCAGCCTCGGTCGGCACGCAGTACATCCTTCGCAGCGGCCAGAACCAGGTCACGGTGACGGTGACCGCCTACATCGATTCCAGCCATGTGAGCGCCACCCTCGACATGGCGCCCGATGTCTCCGTGCAGGCGACGGCGATCCCGGATTGGGCGCTGGCGTCGATCACGCTGGACGGGCTGTGGCACCTTGAGGGCCGGGCTCTCGCCATCCTGGCCGACGGGTCGGTGCAGCCCACGGCGACGGTGAGCCGCGGCAGGATCACGCTCACCCGCGCCGCCGGCCGGATCGTGGCAGGGCTGCCCTATGTCTGCGATCTCGAAACCCTCAACATCGACGCCGGCCCGCCGACGCTGCAGGGCCGCCTCAAGGTCATCAACGAGGTGACGCTGCTGGTGAAGGATACCCGCGGCCTGTCGGTCGGTCCGACCTCGTCGCGCCTCGTCGATATCAAGGAACGGCTGGGCGAGAACTACGGCTATCCCACCAGGCTGGTGACCGGCGACGAGAAGGTCCTGATCGATCCCTCATGGAACACGCAGGGCCGGGTGTTCGTCCGCCAGTCCAACCCGCTGCCCGCCACCGTCGTCGCCATCATCCCCCGCCTCGAAGCAGGAGCCTGATCCCATGGCCCTCAGCACCACGACCCGCAAGGTCATCTTCAACGGGAACGGCTCCGCGACCGTCTTCCCCTACACCTTCCCGATTCCCGCCGCGTCCTGCCTGTCGGTGATCTACACCGATGACGCCGACGTCGAGACCACGCTGTCATCCAGCGAGTACACGGTGACCGGCATCGGTTCGGCCTCGGGCGGCAATGTGACCTACACCCGGTCGGGCTCCGCGATCGCCAGCGGCACGAAGCTGACCATCGTTCGGACCGTGCCCTATACCCAGCTCACGGTTCTGTCGAACCAGGGCGGCTACTATCCCGAGATCGTCGAGGGCCGGTTCGATCTGGTCTATATGGCGCTGCAGCAGCTCGCCGAGATCGTCGAGCGCTACACCGTCAGCAGCATCAGCGACCCCACCGCGGAGCAGAGCAACTATGCCCTGATCCAGGCCCTGCAGCAGATGGACCTGCTGACCACGGATGCCGACCTGCTGACCCGCGTCTCCGGCGCCTATGCCCGGCTGGCGCGCGGCAATCCCGGCCAGTATCTCGGCGTCTCCGGTGGCGGCGCGCTGCAATGGCAGACGCCGTCGTCGCTCTCCTTCTCCGGGGTGCGTCAGACCGTGAGCGCCGGGCCCGTCACCTCTGCGGGCCTGCCCAGCCTGCTGCCGTCGACCACCACGGCGACGCTCAATCTGACATCGCAGAACGTCTCCTCGACCTATCCGCTGGTCGCCACGGCGGCGGGCGGCTGGTCGAACGCGACCGGCGGCCCGGTGGATACCATCGGCTACAGCACGACGAACCTGACCTGGACCGGCCTGACCGCCAGCCGCGCGGCGGCGACGCCGAACTTCCTCTACGTCACGATCTCCGGTGGCACGATGACCCCCGGTAAGACCCTGCTGGCGCCGATCTACCAGTGGGGCGGCACGCCCAGCACGACGAGCGGACAGTTCACCTTCAACATCAGCGAAATGCGCGGCTACCTCGGCAACGGCACGACGGCGCCGCAGGTCAACCTCGTGTTCGTCGGCGAGGCCGCGACGGACGGCAGCGCCGTCATCTCGACCGTGGCCTATGCCTATAGCGGGCGGTACGAGTCTGGATACACGGACACGCTGCCGTCCGGGAGTACAGCGGTCTCGCGCGATCACAACATTGGGGCCATGCCCCGAGTCGTGGAGTTCCGCATTCAGAACAAGACCAGCGAAGCAGGCTATGCCGTCGGCGACGATCTCGGCAAGGCCTCGCTCTACGACTACGACGGCGCAAACATCGGCACCGCTGCCCTGTGCGCGACGGCGCGAACCGCCTCCATCATTGCATCGAGCACGCCGTGGCTGGTGCGAAACAAGTCGACGGGCGCGCAGGTCACGCTGACGGCAGCGAACTGGAAGTATCGAATCATCGCGGAGCGCGGCTGGTGATCACGATGCTGCCCGCCACCGAGGACGACGCGCGCGAGCTCGCACCGCTGCTGCGGGCGGAGGATCGGGCCGAAGTGCTGGCGCTCGGCTGCGATCCCGTCGATGGCCTGCTGCAGAGCCTGTCGGGCTCCTGCGAGGCTTGGACCTATCGGGACGACGAGCGAATGATCTGCATGGCCGGCGTCGCGCCCTTGAGCCTGATCGGCCGGACCGGTGTGCCGTGGCTGCTGGGCTCCGACCTCGTGCAGGTGCATCGCCGCGCCTTCATGCTCGAAACCCGGCGCATGGTCGCCCGCTGGCTCGACATGTTCGCCGTCTTGCGCAACACCGTCGATTGCCGGTACGAAGCCGCACTCCGCTGGCTGCGATGGTTGGGGTTCACCTTCGGCGAGCCGTTTCCCATGGGTCGGGGCTTGTTTCGGTGCGCCGAAAAGAGGGCCACATGATCCGCCCCAGCACCGTAGCCGAGCTGGAGGCCGCGCCGACGTTCGCCGACATGCTCGCAGAATACGCCGCGGAGTCGGCCATCGAGGGCATGCCGCCGCCGTCGGCCAGGATGGAGACCTATCGCGCGCTGAGCGACATGGGCGCGTTGCACGTCCTGGCCGCATGGGCGGGCGACACCCTGGCGGGCTTCATCACCGTGCTGGCCGCGCCGCTGCCGCACTACGGGCGGACCGTGGCCGTCAGCGAGAGCTTCTTCGTGGCCAAGGCGCACCGCTCGACAGGCGCCGGGCTGAAGCTGCTGCACGCCGCGGAGGACAGGGCCCGCGAGCTGGGTTCGCCCGGCCTGCTGGTCAGCGCCCCCTTCGAGGGCGACCTGTTCAAGGTCCTGCCGCGTGTCGGCTACGCCGAGACCAACCGCGTCTTCTTCAAGAAGGTAAGCCATGAATGAACTGGCCGCGCCGCGCCTGCACATCGCGCCGATGAGCGCGACGACGATCGAGAAGGTGCGCGAACTCGAATTGCTCGTGGCGACCCTCTCGCAGCTGTCGATCCCGACGGACCATGCCTTTCATGCCGGCGTCTACGCGCGCACCGTCATGGTGCCGGCGGGAGCAGTGATCACCGGCGTCCTGATCAAGATTCCGACGCTGCTGATCGTGAATGGCGACGCCGTCCTGCACACCGAACGCGGCCCGGTCGAGGTCCACGGCTACAACGTCATCCCCGCGGCCGCCGGTCGCAAGCAGGCTCTCGTCGCGATCACGGATACCCATCTCACGATGATCTTCGCGACCGCCGCCAGGGACATCGACGCCGCGGAGCGCGAGTTCACCGACGAAACCGACATGCTCATGTCGCGCAAGGAGGCTTAACACATGTCTGGTCTCAGCACGGCCGCCATCCTCTCGCTCAGCGCCACGGCGCTCAGCACCGGCATGGGCGTCATGGGCCAAATCAGCCAGCAGAACGCCCAGGCGCAGGCCGCCAGTGCCGCCCAGGCCCAGGCCGTCTACCAATCGCAGGTCGCCCGCCAGAACCAGAAGCTGATGGACCAGCGAGCGGCTGACGCGAAGCGGCACGGGCAGGTGGCCGAGGAGAATCGGCGCCGATTGATGCACCAGCAGCTTGGTCAGCAGGCGGCAAGGCTCGCCGCGCAAGGCACCGACTTGGAAGGCAGCCCGCTCGACATCCTTGGCGACACCAGAGCGGCGGGTGAACTCGATGGTCTGACGATCCGCGCCAACGCTGCCCGCGACGCTTACGGCTATCAGGCCCAGGGTTTGGGCTACAGCAACCAGTCGATCCTGGAGAGCACGCGCGCCGCAAACTCGGTCTACACACCGAATTATCTGGGAGCCGGGGGCTCGCTATTGGCGGGGGCCAGCACGCTCGCGGAACGCTGGAAGCCCTTCCAGAACAACAATCTTGCGTCGACTGCTGACGGCAATATGGGCACCGGCAGCGGATGGACCTATTGATACGAGAGCTACTGGAACATGCTGGAGCAGGTGCCATTGGCACCGTCGCCCTTGAAGCCAGTCACGCGCTTGTTGGTGTCGGTGAAGACCTGCACTCGACAATGGAGCGTGACTGGCGTCGGGGCCGTCGTGGTGGCGGACACCTGCGCATTGCCGATGAAACCCATCGTCGAGCTGGTCGACACGGCCGTCGAATCGGTATTCGCTGTAAAGGTGTAGACTGGGCCGTTCTGGTTCCGGGACTCGCTCACCGGCGCGCAACACACCGGCGTGATCGCCTCGATGGGCTGCCCTTGGTAGTGCTAGATTGCGCGCATCGAATCGGCTTGCGCATCGACGCCGCCCGCCGACGCCAGAGCCATCAGAACCACGTCCCTCATTGGTATCCTCTCCGCGCCGCGGTCGGAACGCTATCGCAGGGAGCCGCCTGTCAGCCGACGGCCGAGGTCAAGCCGCTGCCGGTCGTAGCTACCTCCAGCAGCGGGCCGGCGGGCGCTTTTGGCAACACAATGCAGACGGAGGGCGACGCGAAGGCCCTGCTGTTGGCTGGTGAACAACCCGGCGACGGGCCTCGCGGGCCGCGATCCCGAAACTGGGCTTGCCGGGATCGCCGGTACCGCCCCGTTGCTGGGCGCGCTGAAGTACCGCTATCTCGCGCGGGCGAAGGGGACGCGCCAGAAGGCGCTGCTCGAACCGCTGATCGACCGCCGTCTCGACCGCGCCGGCGGCGACCTCGGGCGGATAGTGGCGCAGGCGACGTCGGTGCTGGACGACAGCATCGTGGCCGAGCGCCTCTCCGACCTGCGGCAGGACGCTTCGTTGTCCTGA